GGAAACCCCGCCGCCTTCCTCTCCTCGCCCTTCGCCAGCATGGCGCGCGCCGACGAACTCGTCGATCCCTACAAGCAGCTAGGCCTCGTGTACATGGTCGTCAACGCCAATGCGATGGAGGCAGCCTCCGTCGATTTCAAGATCATGACGGGCGGCCCGCAGTCGAGCTTCTCGGATGAGCCCGGAAGCAAGGGGATGACGCGGCGCGAGCGAAAAGTCTTCCACCTCGTGAAGAACGGCCGAGACGCGCAGGACCCCAAGCTCACCAAGCGCGTGCAGCGCAAAGCGGCGGGCGAGATGCGTGAGCTTGAGACGGGCCCATCCTACGAGCTTTTCCGCCGGCCCGCGAAGAACCTTTCGACGACCGACCTTTTCAATCTGACCTTCACGCACATCCTGACCTTGGGCGAGGCGCTCTGGATCAAGCTCGGCACCAACGGCAAGCCAACGAACAAGTTTCCCAGCGAGCTGCTGCCGGTAAAGCCCACGCTGCTCAAGAAGGTCATGAACGAGGACGGCACGCGAATCCAAAGCTGGGAATACCTGACCCGAGGCGGGAGTCGCCAGAGCTTCCAGGCCGACGAGGTAATTTTCTTTCGCCTGCCCGATCCCGATTATCCCGCCGTCGGCATGAGCCCGCTGCTCGCCGGCAAGGTCGACTACGAAACCGATTTCCAGGCGGCCATGTTCAACCTGGCCTTCTTCCTCAACTCCGCCAACCCCGGCGGCGTACTGCGCATGAAGGGCGAGGGCGATACGCCCGGCATCGAAGAGCGCGATCGCCTCGAGAACCAGCTCAACGATCGGCACTCGGGCTACGGTAAGCGCGGGCGATGGATGATCCTCGATGGGGACGCCGACGTGGATCTCAACACGGTGACCCAGCGCGACATGGAGTTTCTCGGCGCGCGCAAGTTCACCCTCGAGATGCTGCTCGGGACCTACCGCACGCCCAAGACCGTGATCGGCTTGGACAACGACGTCCCGCGCGACGTTGCCCGCACGCAGATTCGCCGCTGGACGACATCGACCATTTTCTCCCTTCACCACCTCGTAGAGGACGCGCTCGCGATCCAGCTTTTTATTCCCCTGACCCAAGAGGCCGAGGTCGGGATCTTCGATCACTCCAACATGGAGTCGCTCCAAGAGAACCTGACCGAGAAGCTCGATCAGGCGAAGAAGATGCAGGAGATGGGGATCACCCTGCGCGTGGCCAACAAGAAGCTCGAGATCTTCGACGAAGACGATCTCGGCGAGGCGGCCGACCAAGTCTTCATTGGCGGCGCGCTGACGCCGCTCGAGGGGATGCTGGCCGAGGACGATCCCGACGAGGAAGTGAGCGGCCAGGTGCAGCCTCCCAAGCCCGAAGGCGAGGATCAGCCAGACGAAGAGGAAGAGCAGCCCGAGGGAACCGATAAGCGATCGATCGTGCAGGCGCTGACCAAGCGCCTCGCCACGACGGAAGCGCGCGAGCTTTACTGGCGCGGTAAGGAGCGCACCGTGCTGCGCCCGGCCGAAACGCAGTTCCGATCGAAGCTCAAGAACGTGCTCTACCGCATGCGCGTCGAGACGATCAAGCGCCTCGAGGCCGTGAGCGAGCCAGGCAAGTCGAAGGCGATCACGAAGGATCTCCTCGGGCCCGGCCAGGTCGAGCAGGTTCTGATTGACCGAGAGAAGTGGGCCGCGGATATGTTCGAGACCCTTGAGCCCGCCTACATCTCGGCCATGAAGAAGGGGTCGGCCTCGACCGCGCGCGACCTGGGCCACTCCTTCACCTTCTCGGAGCAGGATCCCGCCGTCATCGCCATGCTCGAGGCGCGCAAGCTCCAGCTCTCAAGCGTGACCCAGAACATGATCGACTCGGTGCGCCGCACGCTGATCGCCTCGGCGCAGGCAGAAGACAGCACGGCGGAGACGGCCGATAAGATTCGAGCGCTCTTTAACGACATGACCAAGGGCCGAGCCATTCGCATCGCGCGCACGGAATCGGCGATCGCAGTCGAGGGATCTCGCGAGATCGTTTTCGAAGACGCCGGCGTCGACAAGATCATGTGGGTGACGGCGCGCGACGCGTTCGTGCGCGAGAGCCACTCGATCGACGGACAGGTGCGCAAGCGAGGCGAGGAGTTCACCAACGGCCTGCGCTGGCCCCTCGACCTCGAGGCGAACGCCGGGCCAGAGGAGTACGTCAACTGCCGGTGCATCCCGGCGCCGGTAGACTAGGGAGGCTGCGATGGTCGTCAAAGCGAAGATCAAGAATCACAAGGGCGAAGAGGTCGACGGCTTCTGGGGCTTGCCCGAGTTCGAGGCCGAGACCAAGGTCGTGAGCGAGGAGCACCGCCGCGTCGAGTTCGTGATCTCGTCTCAAAGCCGCGATCGCGACGGGGACGTCGTCGACCAGAAGGGGCTCGACACGCGCTTCTGGGACAAGACCCCGGTCGTGCTCTACTCGCATCTCAACGGCGACAAGGACATCCCCTCGCTGGGCCTTGGCATCGAGCTGCGCAAGGAGCTCGACCGGAAGGTCCCGCGCACGCTCTCGGTTCTCGAGTTCGTCGAAGAGGGCCTCAACCCGCGCGTGGACATGCTCTACCGGATGGTTTCACACAAGCCCCGGCCCTACATCAGCATGGCCTCGATTGGCTTCATGACGAACAGTCACGAGGACGTCACGATGCCAGGCAACGCCGAGGAGCGCACGGCGCTGAACCTTGGCAGCTACGGGGTTTACTTCAAGAAGTCCGAAATGCTGGAGTGGTCCGTTTGCCCGATCGGGAGCAACCGCGACGCGAGCCGCAAGGGCTTCTTGTTCCAGGAGCCCCTTGAGAAGGGCATCATCAAGGCGGATGACCTGGAGTGGATCGACCGCACGCTGGGCGGGATCTGGGGGAAACTCGGTATCGTCAAGCGCGAGAACGGCCTACTCTACATCACCGAGGAGTATCACGAATACCTGACCAGCAAGGCGGCCCCGCGCGCTGAGAAAAAGTCCGTCAGCCTTCAGGTCAGCATGAATGACCCCAAGGCCTTCGCGGCGATGCTCGAGAAGCATAGCGAGTCGATTCGCGCGCAGATCCGCGAGGCGATGGGGATCATCCCGGAGGATCAGCGCAAGGCTTTGATGGATGAAATCGAAAAGATTTCTAAAAAAATCTCACCCGCTGCCTTGACACAACTCTCCCTGGATCGGTTACAGTCCGACCTCGACAAAGCCGTCGGACGTTCTCAGGCGTCCGGCGCGCCGGGTCGGCTCGCGACCGCCGGTGGCGTGAAAAATCGCCCTACGCCGGATGGAAGCAAGAGCATCGACCTCTACGGCCAACACCCTGATGGCGCCTAGAGTCCGGGCATAGAACGCTCGGCCCTGGGCAACACACGGAAACTGTTGACCCAAGGAGGTCGAGTCATGGACGAGTTCCAGAAGCTGCAAGAATCCCTCAAAGGGATCGCCGCGGGCGTCACCGCAACGCTCGAGAAGACGAGCGACTCCGAGAAGAAGATCGCCGCGCTCGAGGCCAACACGAAGGTGCTCGAAGCGAAGATCAAATCCCAAGACGAGCTGCACGAGCAGCACGTGAAGGAATTGCGCGAAGAGATCAAATCGCGCCCCACCGTCTCCGCAGAGCCCAAGAAGGTTCACAAGTTCACCGTCAACGAGCTGGCGTTCTACGCCCAGAACGGGGACGCTTTCTTCAAGGAGCGCTTCGGCGATTCCGAGAAGTACAAGGCCCTCTCGGACACCATGAAGAAGGCGGCCGAGCGTCGCAAGCTCATGTACTCCCAGGCGGCCGAGCTCCTCGGCGTCGAGAAGGCGCAGGACCTTTTCTCGGAAACCGCCGCGGGTTTCGCCGTCCCCTTCGAGGTGTTGCAGGGCGAGTTCATCGAGCTCCTGCGCGCCGAGATGGTGACCGCGCGCCTTGGCGCCCGCACGATCACTGGCCTCAGCGGCGCATCCGTCGGCATCAATCGCCAGACCCTCGGCGCCACTGCCCAGTGGCTCGAGCTCGGCGAGAAGATGAGCATCGGGAACTTCAAGCTCGGGCAGCTCAATGCGATTCCGCACCGATTGGGCGCGGCGATCGAGCTCGAGAACAACACCCGTCAACTCAGCTCTCCTGACCTGCAGGCGCTTGGGACCGAGGACCTGACCCAGCAGCTCTCCCTCGCCCTCGACAAGGCCGGCCTCAAGGGCCTTGGCGCGAGCAAGGAGCCCCTGGGCATCCTCAACAACGGCAACACCGCGGCGACTGTCGGTGACCTCCAAGCGGCGAACCTGGCGGGCTACGACGCCCTGCTCGGGATGAAGAAGACCTTGATGAAGAACAACGCCTACCGAGGACGCCTCGGCTGGGCCGCGTCTCCCGAGGTCTACATCGAGCTCGCCAAGATGAAGGACAACGACAAGCGTCCCATCTTCCCCTTCGACGCTCCGGTGGGCGCCAACGGGGCGGTTTTCGCGGACAAGGTGTTCAACGCCCCGATCCTGACCACGACCCAGCTCGTCGGCACAAGCGGATCGGCCGAGCTCATCTACGGCAACTGGGCCGAGCTGCTCTACCTGATGTGGGGCGGGCTCATGATCTCGACCAGCCAGGAAGCGAACGACGGATTCCTCAAGGGGACTTTCGTCGTGAAGGCCGAGCTTCTGGCCGACGTCAAGATGCGCCACAACGAGTCCTTCGTCTTCGCGAAGGATATCACCGTAACGTAGTCGGCGATCGGGCACGAGGACAACTAGGCCCTCGCGCGCGTTTGCGCGGGGGCCAATTCGAAAAAAGGCTTCTCGAAGGAAAGGAAGAAAAAAATGCTGACCAACGTCTACAACCTGGTGAAGAGCGCACTCCTGCTCTCTCCCCAAGCCATCACGGCCGACACGCTCGGCCCGGCCCTCGACCGCAAGCTCTTTCATGCATGGGCCAAGGTCGTCGCCAACATCGGCGCGGTGACCGGCACGACCCCGACCCTCACGATCGAGATCCATCACAGCGATGCCTCGGGCGGCACCTACACGCTCTACAAGACTCTCGCGACCACAATCGCGGAAGTCGACATGGAGAACAAGGTGCTCGAGTACGAGCTCGACCTGCAGGGAGCGAAGCAGTTCCTCAAGGTCAATCTCGACGTCCCGGGATCGGGCACGCCGAGCATCACCTTGGGCGTGACGCTCGAAGCGCTGCCCAGAACGATGCCGGCCAACGGCTAAGTTTCCCCTCCGCAACAACGACAGGGCCTCGGCGAATCCGCTCCGCCGGGGCCCATACCCCAAGAGGGAGCGGACGGGAGGGAGTAGCGCATGGAGCCGGTGATCTACAACAACCAGGTTCAGATCCTGAATGCGGCCGGCGCGGCCGTCATCGAGCCGCCCACGTTAGCCTCTGTCCAAGCACTCCTCTCGCAAACCGGATTCGATGCGAAGCTCGACGTCGCCCTTTCTACCCGCGTTGCCGAGGCGACCTTTACGAACCGCCTTGGCGAGGTTCAGGATTCGCCTACGGCCAACACGGTGCTGGGAAGGCTCAAGGATATCGACGATGCCATTTCTGGCACCCTGACCGTTGCTGGTACGGTCACTGCGAATCTAGGCACGCTCAACGGAGCGGCGCTCGATGCGACCCTTCAAAGCATCCTCACCGAGCTCAACCAAAAGCTCGAGGCTGGCCAGACAATCGTCGCCAACATCGGGACGACCGGGGGCCTGGCGCTCGACGCAACGCTCACCGGCGGAACTGCGAAAGCCATCGCGCGCGGGGCCGCAAAGGGCGCGACCGCAGCCGGAGACTTGACCGGCGAAAACGTCGACGCCAATACCCAGGCGCTGCACGTGATCCTCAAGGGCACGCAGCCTACGATCACCGTTGCCGGCACGGTGACGGCGAATCTAGGCACGCTAAACGGGGCGGCCCTTGACGCCACGCTACAATCGATCTTGACAGAGCTCGGGCAAAAGACGGAGCCAGCGAACAACCAAAACGTGGTGCTCGCCGCCGCGATCCCGGCCGGCACAAACAATATAGGCGACGTCGACGTGGCTTCGCTTCCGGCCGTGACGCAGGGGACTAGCCCTTGGGTCGTCGGCGATGGTGGCTCATCCCTGACGGTCGATGCCCCCGTGACGGCTCCGGTGTTCGTCCGCCTTTCTGACGGCACTAACCCGATAGCGACGCTTCCTGTTTCTCTGGCGAGCGTCCCCTCGCATGCGGTGACGAATGCCGGCACGTTCGCGGTCCAGGTTGATGGAAACGCGCTCACGTCCTTGCAGCTCATCGAAGATACGGTCTTCACCGATGACGTCGCATTCACGCCGGGCACGTCGAAGGTCTCCGCGATCGGGTTCATGTTCGACGACGTCTCCCCGGACGCCGTAGACGAAGGCGACATCGGCATCGCCAGGATCAACAAGCTGCGCGCCGTTGGAGTCGGCCCGCTGCACACGCAGACTGCGGACCTTTCCAACGTCAACGTGATCTATGACGACTCGCCCACCACGGCTTCGAGCCAGGACGTGGACTGCGACGGATACGCACACTTCGCGCTCTCCCTCACGATCGATTCGACAAATACCCCAACCGACATCCAGCTCATCATCGAGTTCAAGGACGCCGACGGGAATTACTGCATCTACCAAAACGGCTTCTGGGCTCGCCTCAAGATCGAGGACACCGAAGTCGCCACGGCGAAGACCTTCGTTTGGTCCAGCCGCGACACGGGAGGAATCCCCCCCGGCATGAAGACGATCCGCCTGCGCGTCGTCTGCACCGGCACCACGGCCTCGAACACGTTTGAAGTGACCGAAGCGAAGATCGGACTGAGCACGATTTAGCATGGCGAACAAGGTCATTCTTCTTGCCAAGGGTCAGACCGAGGGGCGCGAGGTCACCTTCGACGTGGATACCGGGACCGACGTCCGGGGGATCTGTCACGTCGGCGCAAACCAGTTCTGGATGGCCAGAGATCCCAACGTCGTGGCGCACTACAGGCTCGACGAGGCCGCCAACCAGATGAAGCGGATTGAGCAGGGCACGATCGGATTTGCCACGGACGGATATGGGATCGCCAACGATGGGCAGACGACGGCCTTCTCGCTGCACACGTTTCGCTCGGGAACGCATACCGATTCCTTCGTCACATTCCGCAAGGGCTTAACCGCAACCATCGATCAGAAGGTGACGGATAAGGGAGCCGCGGATCTTGGCAACCGCGTGAGGGGTCTAGATTTTTACGGAGACTCGATTTATTTCATCTACTCGGTGAACACCGGGCCGGTGCAGAGGAAGCGGCGCCTTCGCTTCCCGCCCACGGCCAACGACTACGTCGAGAATGTCAGCCTTGGAAATGGTGGCTACATCGATATCGCCATGGACCGTCAGGGCGTGGGATACTGGCTCCTGGCTTCGGGTGGGACGATCGAGCACCGCGCCGGCGACGACTCGATCATTGAAACGTTCACGATCGCGAACTCGGGAACCAAGAGAGGCATTTGCGATCTTGGCGATGGGCGACTGGCGATCACGGCGACCTAGGGAGGAGCGATGGCGATCAGCAAGAAGATGACGGTCAGCAAGAAGGTGAGCATCGCCACGCTCGCCTCGGCCCTGAGCAACAACGACATACTGGGGACGCAAGAGGCGAGTGTTCATGGGCCCTATGTCCGCCTCGACCTGACGCAGACGAGCGCGGCGGCTGGCGGCGTGACGACGCTCAAGAATCCATTTCTTCTGATCCCCATCTCGGACCTCTCCGCTCAGTTCCCGAATATCTTCAACGCGCTCGGGCCTTCCGGGATCACCGGGGCCACGGTCGAGAAGATCGCCAGCGTGCCGACCAACGTGATCTTTATCGGGGATTCGGACCAGGACTTTTCATAGCGGAGGACCATGAAGAACAGAATTCCACAAGGAAACGGAATGGCGCTCGCCGCCAAGGAAGCTCTCAAGAAAACACCCAAGGCGCCAGAGCCTCCCAAGCCCAGCAAGGACAAACCCATCGCGCAGGTGATGTCCGACCTCGAGGCGGAGCTTCGCGCCAGACAAGATCAGGTGCCCAAGCTCGAAGCGGCCCTGCAGGGAACGAAGGACAGGATCAACGTGATCGTCGGCATGCTTTCGGCGTACCGCTCGATCAAGACGCAGGCCCCAGCGAAGGGCCAAGAGAAGAAGTAAGCCATGTCCGACTTGGTGGAAAAGATTGCGGTGCAGGTGCCGGCATTAATTGTGCTGGGCTACATCGTCATGGTTTTTCTCAGGTCGCAGAAGGAGCGCGACGCCCTTCGCGCGCGCGAGCATGATGCGTTCATCCGGTTTATCGATGAGCAAAACTCAAGATTTCGCTTGCTCGGTGACTCCTGCCATATCGTGCAGGAGAAGGCCGTGATCGCTATTTCAGAGAATACCAGGGTGATGGGCCGAGTCGAGAAAACCCTCGAGCAGGCCGTTACGAAGATCCAAGAAGTAGGCTTCGACCGTCGAGGCCAGAAATCAGCCCTGGAGTCCTAGGCAAAGGAGGTGATCCGATGTTAGAGGCAACTGCGGCGGACGTCCTTTCGACGATCGCCACGAATCCAGCGGCCGCCGGTGCGGCCACGTTCATCGGCATCGAGGCCGCCAAGAAGATCTTCCCTAAGAAGGTCAGCGGCAACGAAGCCACGCTATCGTTCCTCGCTCCGGCAATCGGCGCCGGGATTCTCAAGGCGGCGGGATACGCTGCCTTCGCAGGCATCGGCTGGCTCCCGCTCATCGTGAACATGCTGATCGGCTCCGTGCTGGCCAAGCCCATGCACGATGCCGCGGCGGAAGCGAAGTCCGAGATCGACTCGAAGAAAGCCCCCGAGGTCAAGAAGGAGGGACCATGAAGCGCAGAACGCACGCCTGGGCCTATATCGTCCTGATCCTGACCGCCGCGATGTTCATGAGCGGCTGCGCCAGCTCGAAGGCCTGGCAATACACCAAGGAGAAGGCATGGCCCGACGTCAAGGCGGTGGCGCTTGTTCACGCGCCATCCGTCGCGATGCTCCTCGTTGATGATCTGCTCGGGCTGCTCGGCATCCCGATCAGCGCCATCGAATGGGGCGTTCAAAGCGTCGAGAGTGTAGTTACGCCCTCTGAGGCAGCGCCGGCCGCCACGCCGACCTCGCCGCCCAACCCCACTCCATAGGAGACGCCATGTTTTTGATCGTAGAGCCCGGAGACACCGGGATTGAACTCCAGGTACCCGTCGTCCGAAACGGCGCCGGGCTCTCCGGGCTCACGGTCCTCGCCCAGATTCGAAATGGCGATGGAAACAACTCCTACCTCGATTTCAACGACAACACATTCAAAACCTCGGGATGGACGACCAAGCAAGTCACCCTGGTCGAGGTCCCCACCTCGGCAGGCATTTACAGGTTCCTATGGAACAGCTCGCTCGTGACCGCGATCGTGACGGGTTTCGATGCGATCGTCGAATACGACGTTTCCGGCGCTGTCGCCTTCCGAGGAACGGATTACGTCAAGTTCCGAAGCGAGGGCGGCGGTGCAAGCGCTGCCGCGATCGCCGATGCCGTCTGGGATGAGGCGCTCTCGGGCCACCTCACGGCAGGATCGACGGGGGCCGCACTCAACGCTGCGCAATCAGGATCCTCCCCCTCGGCGATCGCCGATGCGGTACTCGATGAGCTGCTCGCGGGTCACGCGATCGCAGGTAGCCTTGGCGCTGCGATCACGTCGATCCTCAACGCCACGGCCTCGATCTTTGGCGATGGGTCGATCTCGGTGGGAACGAACTACGGCGGAACGAACGCGCTGAAATACCAGACCTCGGGCGGAGCCGGCGTCGACAACGCCGTGATCCGCGCCTATCTGAAATCCGATTACGATGCCGGGAACACGGGCGAAGCATTCGTCCAGGGACGCACCATGACGAAGGTGGGCGGCACCTTCATCGCGCCTCTCATGCTCGACGCTGCGGTCTACACGCTCGTCTACGAGAAGCAGAACGAGTACGGCCCCGATACTGTAGAGGTTACGGTCGCATGAGCAGGTACAAGCATGACTACGACGCCGACTTCCGGTTCATCGTGATGGTGGCGCTGGGCTGCTTCACGCTTTGGGTTATTTGGGAGTACCTCCTTTGACCCAAGAGAAAGAATGCCCCCGCTGCCACGGCACGAAGAAGGTGCCCGTGAAGGACTGCGCCTGCCCGCACAAATATCATCCCTGTCCCACGTGCGGAGAATCGGGTAAGGTTCCAGCCGAAGCGCACGAGCGATTCCGAGAGCAGCCGCGTCAGGGCCCAGATAGCTACACGCACAAGAAGGGAGTGCAATAAAATGCCTGTCATCGCAACCCCTGTCCCGGTTGGCTCGGGCGTGCTCGACGTCACGACCGTCGCGCGCGTGAAGTCGTTCATGCAGGACGAGGTCGAGGGAACGACCAGCAGCGATGCCGTGATCCAGCAGATGATCACGGCCTTGAGTTCGATTTTCGAGCGCAAGATGAATCGCCTGATCCGCCGCCAGACCTACGTCGATTTCCCCAACGTGCGCGAGGGCCAGAGGAGTCTCTACCTTCGCGCCTTCCCGGTAACGGCGATCACGGACGTGCGCTACGACTTGCAGCGAGACTTCGGGGCGGAGACGATCCAGGATGCCGGAAACTACGACCTCGTCGATACCGACGGGATCCTGATCATGGACCGGATCGCCCTGCAAGAAGGCGTGAAGCTCTTGAAGGTGACCTACACCGGGGGCATGGCCGCGACCACGGCGGCATTCATCTCGGACTATCCCGACCTCGCCATGGCCGCCGATATGGCGGTCGCTTTCTGGATGCGGCGCAAAAGAAAGATCGAGGCCTCGAGCACGTCCTCGGGTGCTGGCGGTTCCCTTGGATTGCTCGACCTCAAACTCCCCGAATTCGTCGAGGAGGCCTTGAAGCGGCACACGAGGAAGCTGAATTTCTGATGGCGATCAAGTTCGAGTTTGACCTGAACTTCGGACCCAAGGGAAAGCCGCGCGAGCTCTCCCAATCCCAGACCGTCGAGGCGCTCAAGAAGTCCATGCAGCGCCAGGCCCTGGGGTTTGTGGGGAAGGTACAGACTCGAAGGCTGTCGGGACGCCCGGGCCTCATTCCAAGAAGCCCTGGCATGGGTCTGCGTCGCGCGCTCAATACCGTCACCTACGGTAAAGATATCCAGTCTGTCGAGTCACGCATCGGATGGCCGAAACCCTTCTTCTGGGTCAAGGTCCACGAGGATGGAGCGGTCATCCAGGCCAAGCGAAAGTTCTTGGCGATCCCGTTTCCAGGCACCACGGGCGCGACCAAGAGGAGAGGATCGGTTTCGGGCCTTCGTCCCAGCGATTTCCCGCGCGACAAGACCTTCTTTGCCCGCGGGAAGAACACCAAGCCAGGCAACATGATCCTTTTCGAGAAGCTCGGAAACGGCGCCATCCGACCGCTTTTCATCATGACGCCACGAATCAGCATCCCCGCGCGCCTGGGATACTTCAACCTCTACGACAAAGAAAAAGCGAGCATGGCCAAGGCGATCATGGATGAGATGCACCTGCGCTTCGGCGGACAGTGGGGGGCCCAATGACCGCAGTACGCGAGCTGATCGTCCAGAACATCATCGAGAGCCTTAAGCTGATCAACGGTGCCGGGATCTATGACACCAACATCGAGAATCGGGTTTATCGCTTCTCCGCGCCTGTCCAGCACATCCAGAAGCCACCCTACATCTTGGTTTCGGAACCGCTGACCGAGGACTATCAGTCGCTGGGCAACGCACCTGATCGATGGCATACGGTGCAACGGTACTCGATCCTGGGCGTCGTGACGGGCCCGATCTTTCCGGGATCAGGAGAGAAGCACCTTGGCGAGAAGCTCTCCGAGCTCCTTTCCGACATGATCAAGGCTCTGATGCAGGATCGCCGGCGAGGGACGACCGCCGGGACACCCAATGCGATCCAGACCATGCTGATCTCCTCGGCGAGTGGGGTGAACCAGGAAGACACCCCCATGGCGTTTGTAGAGCTTGAGATCGAGGTCTGGTTCCGGTTCTCGGAGAAAGACCCCGAGGACCCGCCGGGAGGTTAGCCGTGGCGCTACCCTCGCCGGAGAGATACAGCAAGACCCTGGGCTTTAGCGTTGTGCGGGATCAGTTCCCGCAGATGAAGATCGAGGCCAAGGAGCGCCATCCCAGGCGCGTGCGAACGCATACGCTGTCCTGGGAGAAGGCTACGAAGGCCGAGGTGGATCAGGCGAATGCACAGATCGATGCGGTCAAGGGAATGGCTGGGATCTTCCAGTATACCCCCATAGACGAGGGATCGCCGGTGGATGTAAGATTCGACTCGGATTCGATCGACGCGGTCGAGGTGGAAGCCGGGGTGTTCCAGATGACGATCCGGCTGATTGAGGAGCTTTTCACATGAGCGAACTACTCACGCAACGAAGGCAGATCGCCGCAAAAGCGGAGGTCACCCCAGGCACCGCAGTCTCGTTGGCCGCCGCCGACGTCCTGATCGAGCCCTTCGAGCTCTCGGTCACGGAAGAGGTTTTCAAGTACGAGCGCAATCCGCACGGCACCTCGATCTCGGCCAATGCCGATCTGATCGGGCAGCGTGCGCGCCGCTTTGCCTTCACGGCAGAGCTCAAGGGGAGTGGCGTCGCAGCGACGGCGCCCAAGTGGGGCCTCTTCATGGAGGCCTGCAAGCACACCAAGAAAGCCGTCTCGAGTCTGACGGTAGGCGCCATCACGAGCGGCCCCTTCCAGCACGGGGAAACGATCACGGGAGGAACGAGCGGCGCGACAGCAAAGGTTCTTCTCAACACGGCCAACGGCACCACGACGCTCTACATCGTGGATATTGTCGGGACCTTCTCGGCGGGATCGGAAACGATCACCGGAAGCGTCTCGACCGCAACCGCGACCGAGAGCGGCGGGGCAACGGCCTCCCAGGGCAATGCCTACTACCCGACATCGGTTCCAGGTACGGCGGTCAGCATGGCGTCCATGGAAGACGGCTACATCAAGTCGGGGCGCGGCGTTCGCGGCAACTGCGTCATGACGGGCCAGCTCGGCACGCCCTTCCGCGGGGCCTTCGATTTCATGGGGGCGGAGGATCTCTCGCAGGACCAGGCGCTCTTCTCGGGAGTGGACTTCGACAATACCGAGCCCTTCCCGTTCATGCAGACCAACCTCATCCTTGGGGCCTTTAACCCGATCTTCGCCAACCTCGAGATCAACCTGAACAATCAGGTCGCCATGCGCGAGGACGCCGGCGTCACGGCGGAGGGGTACATCTCGGCCCTGGTGACGGATCGAAGGATCACCGCCACGATCGACTGTGAGGCCGAGCTCGCCGCCACGAAGAACTTTTATCTCGAGTGGCACAACCGGACCCTGCAGTATTTCCAGCTCACGATCGGTAACGTTGCCGGGAACATCGTGACGCTCGTTGGGCCCAAGGTCCAGATCACAAACGTGCGCGACGGCGATCGCAACGGCATCGCCCTGATGCAGCTCGACTTGCTCTTCACCTTCTACAACGAGTCCACCAAGGATGACGAATATTGCATCTTCGTCCGATAGGACCTAACCTAGCCGGAGGAAGCTGGCGCCGAGCGCCCGATTCGCACCGGGAGCGGCGCCGGCACTTTTGAAAGGACCAAGATGGGCATCGCCCGCAATCCGAGCAAGCTACTCGATTTCGTGGTCGCCGAAGAGCGAACCTCTCCCTCCCCAACGGTTTTCTCCTTGCGCCCGATCCAGCGCAGCCTCCTCGTCGAGGTCGAGAACATGATCGGTGGCGGGACCGGACGACTTCCCCTCGGCACACTTCGAAGCCGAGTTCTCAAGGAGTGCCTTCGCGGTTGGAAGGGCCTAGTCGATGAGACCGGCGCCGAGGTCCCCTTCGTCGGGCAACCCGACGGCAGGATCACGGACGACTGCCTCGAGAGGATCTATCCCGATTGGGGCTACCAGATGTTCGAGTTCCTCATCTCCGACGCTCGCCTCACGGCGGGCGAAAAAAAGGGGTCCGTATAGCAGCTAGGGTCGCCAAGAACCGTCTTCCGAACAAGCAATCCTGCTACGTCTGTACCAAGGTCCCCGAGGCCAGAGTCAACTGGGGATGTGACGGCCCAACCTCGCGCGCGCAATGCGTGATCTCCTGCCCCGATTGCGGAGGGGATAATCCCTTTTGTGCCTGCTCGAAGTCGCGCGGCAAGATCCCGATCTACGAGTGCCCGATGCGCCTGATGCCCATGGAGGCGGTCCGGCTCGTGCAAGACTTCCAGCTTTTCCAGGTCGGGATCCTCCCCCACGAGGGAGGCTGGGACGACCAGGTGGCGTCCTGGTGCGAAGCCATGTTAATCTTGGGCAGCGAGTTCGCGGCGATCAACGCCGAGAAAGCCGACGAGGATCGGCGTCAGGCGAAGAGGGAGGCATCGCGCCATGGCCGGAGACACTAGAAACCTCGAAATCCGAATGCGGG